AAATTTTGAGTTAACAAAATGGTATATTTTTTCGTAATCGTTTTGGTTGTCGAATATGGCTGAGAACAACTCTTCTTTTAATCGGTTAGACACGCTGGTGCCTAAAGAATCTTGGTGTCCAGTTGTCAAGAAATCCTGTAAGTGAACTAATGTTTTTCTTAAATCTGGGAAGTTTTTTTTAACAATATTAACAATGTCCTGTTTTGGTAAAGTTTTATTTTCATCTAGTAGTATAACATCTCTTATTCTTAAAAAAATTTGTTGTTGAATATATTTTTCTTCTTCAACATTGAGACAATCAAAATTAATCTGAGGAATTCTGGACTTTATACCATCGGAAATCTTATGAATGTGATTAGTAGTTATTATAAATCGAACATTTTTATTGTATTTCTCGATGAAGGCCTTAAAGGCATCTTGAAACTGAGCAGACACTCTTTCAAACTCATCTAAAAAAACATATTTCATATCTGATTCGGCATCCATAATAGAGGAGAACTTGCAAAAATCGTCAATTTTATTTCTTAAAACATCTATTGATGTAAATAGTGAAGAATTTAACTCAAGATGTGGTTTACTTTTGTCATACTTACCAATAAGAATTCGAGCTAAAGTCGTTTTACCAGTACCATAGTGGCCATAAAATATAAAATTATTCGACACACCGTTTGTGAAATACTCACGAATTCTTGGCAACAAAACCATATCGTCTAACGTTTTTGGTCGCCATTTTTCCCATAAAAGTAACTGGTTTACTGAACTCATAATGTTTATATACAAATAAATTACAAAAGTTAAATTTAGAAGACCTCTGAAATTATATATAGTTCAATGATTGGTGAAAGGTTTAATTTTGAAGATGTTTTTTTTAGAGACCTTACTGTTTGTGTATTGGACACTTTTGAAGGTCAAATAAAATGGGTGAATCGATTCAGCTCAGGTGATGTAAATGTGAACGTGCCTTTTTACTATTCGTTAACAGGAGATGAGAGGTTTTTACTAGACTCATTTAGCGATGATATTGTATCTGAAAATCGTTTTGTTGAATTAAACACTGATATTATTCCGAGAGGCCATTTGACGATGACAGGATTTAATATTAGGTCTGACGAATTTGCAAATCCGAATGTTTGGCTTAGAATGGTAGTAGAGAACGAAGTTGAAATTAGAAAGGTACTGGCTAAGGTTAGAAGCGTTCCGATTACAGTAAATTATGATCTAACAATTTTACTCTCTTCAGAAGTTGATACATTTAAGTGTTCTCAAGCTATTATGGACACACTTTGGATGTATAAGTATATGTATTTTGAGTATAATTTTATGAATATAGATGCTATAATATTGATGCCGGATACGAGCACAATTACAATTGGCAGAGAAAAAAATCTTACATCAGATAATAATATCACTCTGAAAGCCACCTTTGAAGTTCATACCTATTACCCAGCAATGAGAAAAGATCGAGTTAACATGGAAGGGTATCCTAGATTTTACGGCGATGGATCAACCTTTGAAGAGATCACTGGGGAACCGCCGACATTTTTTCCAATTGGCCAGTGGCCAGCAAGAGCAACCTCTCCTGTCGGTCCCCCTTTCGATGGGGTTCTTACTTCAGAGTTGGAACCACCATTCAACGAACATCCATTTCCACCTATGACCGGGACCAATGGAGGTGGAGCAAATGGAGGCACAGGCACAACTGGAGGTGGAGCAACTGGAGGCACAGGCACAACTGGCGGCGGCACACGACCAATCAATTCAATTTTCCCGGAGGATTTTCCTAGAAAAGAAAGAAATCCAAGTCTTTTTAATGATCCAGATTATTTTGTAGTAGCCCCTAAAAGAACAAGGTGGTTCAACAATATACTACAAGCTCGTGAAAAAAATGCTAGACTAAATAATCCAAATGCCAACTCTAAACCAACTCCACCATCAGGTGGGCCAAACCCGCCAAAAAATCCTAATGCGTAAACTAAAATTATTATTACCTAACTAAACAAAATTGGTAAAAATTGACTTTTTGGTAATAATATATAGAGTAATAAACTAAAAAAAATATTTTAAAAAAATATGAAGAATCTTAAATTAGAATTGTTCAATTTCAAAAGGAGTCTAACATTAGACCAATCAGAAATTTGTCAAATTGTGGAAGGTCATATGAATGCTTGTGATGAACATTCAGAAAAAAACATTGTTATTTCATTGAACGAAAAGTTAAAACCATACACTTATGACAAGTCTGTAAAGTTCTTACTCGAATCGCTAAATAATGACATGTCAAACTACGAGTTGTTATATGAGTTAAAGAATTTATACAATGTTATTAACTCAAAAAACCAAGGTGAACTCTATAGACAACCTATCAATGTAATTTTACAGACAATTAATTTAGATTCCGACCAAGATAGACTATCAAAGGTTCTGAATGAATTAGCCGTTTACGATTGGGTTCCCGAAATCAAACTTTTTGTTCATAATTTAACAAAATCTCCCGAGAAAAGATCAAATTTACTAAGTGGTGGTAAGTCAGAGTCGGTATACACGCTCGTAGAGACGGTCCAGGATGGCCACATAGCATTGATTAAAGATTCTTGGTTTCTTTTAACTGAAAATTCTATTGAAAAAACTCTTTTAGAAAACAACACCGGAAATGAAGAAGAATTGATGACACTACGAACTCTACAAACAGCTATGAGTTATGCGACAATCTTTGAAGATAGGATAAACTTCAGAATTTCAGAATATCTAACACTTGGTATGTCTGTGTCAAAAAAGGGTTTACTTTATGTAAACGATGATGAATTGAACGAAGAAACTACTCTGGAGTCTCTATTCTCTTCCCCTATTGTTCCGATTGTAAACAAAAATTTCTACCCAATGCTACAAACAGTATCTGAAAACTTAGATAAATTTGTTGAATTAGATGTAGTCAAAAGAGTTTCAAACCTAATAAATCCGTTTTTAGAGTGTTTTGCATTTAACTATAGAAATAATGTATACTTATACAGATGTGATGAAAGATATGGCAATTCATTCTTTAAATACGAGTCGGCTTTGGAACTAGTTAACGAAACTAAAAATGAGCTGAACTATGATTTAACATATTTCTTTGAAGACAAACTTTCTAAAGAATTAGTTGTTAAGAGAAAACTTGAAGATAAAGAAAGAGAAGTTACACTTAAATTAGAAGACGTTAATTTCAATATTGAGAAGGTCAAAAGTTCAATTAGATTGATTGGTGAATCACAAGTTTTAAACACCGCTCTGTCAAACTTAGAAAAAAGAGCTAAAGTTTTAGAAATTGAATTACTATCAATTAAAGAAACTCAATACAGAGAAAGAACATCACTTTAATATTGTACATAGCTTAGAAAACCCTCTTACGAGGGTTTTTTTCATTTTAATAAACTTTTTTTTGACATAAGTATATAACATGAAAAATATTAGATTTTAACATGATTCGTTTAGTGAGAAAATTCAAAAAAATTCTAAAATCAAAACTAAATAAAAAATACTTTTCTAATTTTTTATTCGAAAAAATAATCCCAAAGCCATTTATCTAAATAATAAAGATCTCTTCGTAGAGATTATCGTGTCTAAAGCACAAGGAAAATTAACAAGAAACGCAGAAAAAATGCTCGAGCTTCTAGCAAAGAAAACTGTAAAAAAAATGAGATACTGGTCAAATGACGACAAATTAGATTGTTATCAATCGGGCCTGTTAGATATGTTTCAAAACTGGTATAATTTCAATGAAGAAAAATCGACTAACGCATTTGCCTACTTCACCGAGATATTTAAACGCGGCTTGGCCAAGGGATTTAACCAAATATACCTAAAGAAAGGAGACAGCGATAATCAAATAAAACTGCTCTCTATTGAAGGATCTAATGAAGGACAAGGTCTACACTCAATTTAGGAAAATAAACTCACCAAAAGCGATAAAATGCACTAAATATCTCTAAGAGATTAGACATCTAGTTGGAGTAAACAGTGGTTATCATTCTATGAGCGACTAGGTAAGGGTCGCAGTTAGAAGCTGGTCTTCTATCTTCAAAATATCCCCGGCCTTGAATTGTTGCCTGAGCGGGTATTCGAATTGAGGTATCACGGGTGCTATAGCCAAAACTAAAATCGTTGATTCCAGAAGTTTCATGGTGACCAGTTAATCTTTCTTCGTTGAATAGGCCATAAACATTAATGTGGTCTAAATGGTGTCTTTCTAGTTTTTTCATAGTCTCTTGAATTACTTCAAAACCACCCTGTTCTCTCATCTCTTTTGTTGAGAAATTGACATGACATCCGGTTCCGTTCCAATCACCTTTTAATGGTTTAGGATGTAACGAAACGTTGACGGTGTATAACTCAGCCACTCGCTGTAAAATATATCGTGAAATCCAAAGTTGGTCAGAGCCATTTAGTGATGTGACCGGGCCAATTTGATATTCCCACTGACCAAGTAAAACTTCGGCATTTATTCCAGAAATATCGAGTCCAATTTCCATGCACATGTTCATGTGTTTTTCAACAATTTCTCTACCGATGACGGTGTCGGCTCCTATGCCACAATAGTAATCTCCCTGTGGTCTAGGTGTTTTAGTTGGATCGTCTTCTACAAATCCGAGAGGGATTCCAACGCCATCAGAAAACGGTCTCTGTGGCTTGTGAGTGAGGGTATATTCCTGTTCCCAGCCAAACCAGGGGAGGTCGTTTTTTTTACCAGTTTCGAGCAATTCTAACTCATTTAATTTTTCTTCCAGTCTTCTTCTATTATTTGAGACATGTGGTGAACCATCAGGGTTCAAAACCTCGCAAAGTATTAGTTTGTCTCCAAATTCTCTAAACGGATCATTAACTACAAAAACCGGTTTAAGTAGACAATCTGTATTTTCTCCACGGCCGGCTTTAGCCTGATTTGTAGAACTTCCATCAAAAGACCACAATTCGTAGTCATCCGGTTTATTTGAATTTTTATACAATTTTTCACCGCTTTGTAAAAAATTTGATTCGATAATTTTAGTTTTGCTTCTGAGCTTTTGGGGATTTGAACCGTCAAGCCAGATATATTCCAATTTATATTTCATAACAAAGTATATATTAATTTCAAAACAAATGTTTATCAAAACCATATATTTTTTTGATTATTATATGAAACTATCTTATATTCAACTTTGGGAAATATTACTAACAGATAACTCCATACAATCTGATGGCTGTTCTTTGCATCTTACTATAGCAGATAGAGATTTTTTTTTAGATAAGATGTCACAAAGCAATGATGAAAGACCCTGTGGCATTTACGAAAAAGTTTTTGTCAGCGATTTGATTTGGGAGATTGTGAAAAAAGAAAAAAGTGTGCGAATATCAGAAGTTGAATTTAATAATTCATTAAATCTTAAAAATATTAAAGTTTACGAAAATGTTTAATCTTATTTCACTACTTTTTATCTTCTCTAATTTTTATTTTATCTACCATTATAAAAGACTAGATGAACCGATAAGGGTCAGAGATTACAGTAAAAAATTGGACTTAGTTTATTATATTTCAAAGCCGGTTTTTTTTATTTGGGTGTTGGTTGGTATCATGTTTTCTATTTCCAATATCTACCTTTATCTTGGTCTAATAAGTTTTCTGCGTATTCCAATTTATTACACCAATAAATCAATTTACTCACGTTATCACAGACTTATTCCAGTGTTGAATTTGGCGCTCTTAATTTTGTTATTATTTGGGTTATAAATTAAATTTTTTTAAGTGGTCTTCTGTTATTATTATAAACTCAAATCCTTTTTTTTGACACCAAGAAATCATAGTGTCCCATTTTTGTTTATTTTTATAAGCCATTTTTAGATCGTATTCAAAGTTTTTGAGTTTCTTTCCCCGGTTTTCAGGAATCTCTAATCTACCTTCATTCAGGGCTAACACCATGTTATATTCTTTTTGAGGTTTGACTTCAACTACTACCTTTTTTGTTAGAGTCTCATTAATTTTCATTTCATAATAAAAGTCAGGATAGTACGAGTGTTCTTTTATTTTAGTATCACCTTTATCAAAGTGTGTCATCTGGTATGGAATTTTCAAACATTCCGCGCCCCAAATAGATATTTTATCATTGTGGTCTAACCAAGTCATTATCTTTTTCTCCCAACTGCTTCGAAAAAATACGCCTCCAAGTGAATTTAATTTCAGCACTTTTTCTTTAAACTTTGGAATATAATTGCCCTGGTTATAGTTTGAATTATTAGGTTTAGCGTTTAACATATTTTTATATATAAATAAAATAATGCTTGGCTATATGGGTGAATTATATGATAGATTTAAACTAAATAAATTGGTTAATTCTGACGACCCGGTAAGTTATTTCAAAGAAAACTCAATAGATTTTTATAAATCTTACACCAAATCAACTGAACAAATAAAAGCAATTCCCGTAAGACTGATGATACCGGGAAAATTTTATTTTCTACATTACAAAGATGATACAAACTGGATTAAATGGTCACCTGTATTTGTTGTAGAAGAAAAAAAATCTTATGGTTTTCACTGTATGAATTTGAATTTTATGCCTCTTGAGATTAGAATTTTATTTTTTGATAAATACATTACTGATAAAGATTTTGAGTCAGACGCGGAAAAAAAAGGAAATCACTTTATCAAAGTCAAGCCAGATATGGTTCAGAATGAACTAAAGAAAATTAGAATGAATCACTGTATGAAATTTTATAATTCTTCACAAATTGTTACTTGTCACCGTATCATGTTTGATGACTTACCTAATTTTTTATTTTCTTCTCATCCAATGTTTAAATATGACCCTAAAAAATTAATTCAAATATGGAAGAAACAAGCTTCTGAATCTGAGAGAAGAGGTGATGAGATGATGAAGTTAACAATAGAAGACTTATATAATTTTGACAAAGAATTTAAACATCGTTTTGATGTGTTAAAAGGTCACATTGATAGATTTAGAAAAAGTGTTCAAAAATGGGGATAATCTATTCAAAGATTGAATCAATCATATTGTCTCGATAAATTTGTTTAGTGATGTCTCCCAGTATAGAATCAACCAACTTGTCATAAACATCATCAGAGTTATTGAATTCATATTCTTTAAGATTAGACAAATTTCTATTATACCAACCATAAAAATAATCACAACAACATTCAATTAATTCTTCAAATGTTAAATCATCTCTTAAAAAATAACTACAATGAAGTATTTTAAATCCAAACGGTTGATGAAGGTTTGTTCCCCAGTCGTCATTTTCGTATGAAATTATAAAACAACGGTTCCAACCTATTTCTATTGTGAATCCCAGTTCCTGTATTTTATCTAAGTGGTCGGTAAATTGCATAATTAATTTGTTCTCTCGTATGATTGGAAAACACACACAAAAACTAAATCTTGGTTTCCAGTATTAAAGACCTTATGAAAAGCGCCATCTGGTATTAGGATAATATCTTCAGATTTTACTTCTATTTTTTCATCATCTAACTGAATGATACCCGTTCCACTTTTAAAGAAATAGACTTCCTCTAATCCAGGGTGTGAATGACCAGAAGTTTCTTTACCAGGGTGTAGAATTGTCTTTGATACACAAAGATTACTTAGAAATCTATTATCTTCAACTACATATACTTCTGTGTCTCTGATAATCTTTCCCAGTATAACATCACTATTAATTTTCATATTTAGTTTGTATTTTTTTATAATTTTTGACCAGTGATTGGATCATAATTTAGAATCAATAGTTCCACTCCTTTTTCAGCTTTACCCTTTGACTCATGATTGTTACCGCCGTTTGCAGAGCTTCTGTTGACTTCTTTTTCAAACCAAAGATATTTATCTTTTGGTAGTAACTCTTCTAAGAGTGGGAAATAATAGTATGATAATGACCATCTACTTTCAATACCCTTAATCAATTCTAAAAGTCTTCTGTGTGAGGCAGGTCCAAATACACCCTCTGCATCAGACCCATACCAGAAAAGCCTCTTAGCATCGTCTTCGCCCTTTGATTCGTCAAATCTAGCATAAGGAGGGTCTAAATAAATGTAAGTTTCTGGGCTATCCCATTTTAAGATTAGTTCTTGAAAATCAATATTGTTGAACTCGGTGATAGATTGTAGTTTCTGTGTATATTTATTTTTCTTTAATTTAGATATTAAAGATTCTAATTTAAGTTTATCCGTATCTTTTTTATACCCAGTAAATCCACCGCCTCGTGGATAGACGCTGGAAAAACTTGAAGTGATAAGAAATGCGTAAATTGCAGCTCTTTTAAAGTCACCCATTTCAAAGTCATTGTTGTCTAAAAAATCATTGTCTACATACTTTCTATAGATAGATTTATAGAAATCCCATTTTTTTTGGGGATCCGTTTCGGTTGTATTAAGAATTGTTTGTTTCAATTTTTCTAAAACATATAAAAACTTTTCTGGCTCAGCGCAACACTTCATTAAATTGACTTGGTGTCTATTTTTATCGTTATAAACCACATTTTCAAAATTTAATGTATCATCGTCCATGTAGGTAGCAAAAGAGCCAGAAAACGGCTCGAGGTAATTTTTGACACCTGTTTTGGGTATTTTTTTGTTAATGAAGTCAAGAAAAACGGAAGAACTCTTTCCTCCAAAATAAGAAATAACAGCGCACATTTTATTTAAATTTAGTTAAGGTTTATTTTATATTCTAAAAATTAATATTGTTTCTTTTTTTGAGTAGACCACAATTTGCTACAACTGGTCTTCTAATGAGGGTCTTGTTTTTTTAATCAGTTCTAATCTAACTTTCATTAAAATTTTACCTAAATTATTCTCACCACTGTTGCCGCATTTTAGGCAATTACAATTTCCCCAAAAATTATCATGCCACCAGTTTTCTTCGACTAATTCAAAACCACCAGTGTCAATTAGTTGTTGGGCTAAAGATTCATCAGAGAACTTTTGTGTTATTGCTAAATTCATAAAATCTAATTTTTTTTCACCCCAATCTGTTCGGAGTGTGACTCTTTGTCCTATTTTTTTAACATCTTGGGCTAGTGGAATTTTTGAAATAAGTTCTCGTAAATCCGGAGCGGTGTAGTATTTTCCATCTATAAATTGCAAAGTGTTTACTTTTAGGGCAACATAGAAGTGCTCTACAGATGGGTAAATGATTCCTTGGTGTTCTATTTTACACGGGTAGAAATTAGAAAGAAAGTAATATCGACCTTGAAATTTCGTTATCTTTGACATATAGATTATATATTGTAAAAAGTAAAAGTCCACTCTAAGTGGACTTTTCAATTGGTGGAGATGACGTTGCACTGCCCAACGTGTCTTCTTTAGTTGATAATAACTATTCGTTCACAAGCTTAGTCACTTTTTCTAAAGTGGCAAAATAGATGGTTTTTTTGAAAAAACTTCTAAAAACTAACAAAAACCGGTTCCAAATTTACTGTCTGGTTCAGTTGTAGATTTTTTACAATTAAGCAAATTGTAGCTCTTCTACTTTGAGCAGGTTGTTTTGTAGGGCCGCTACTAAATCTTCACGAGTTCCTACTTGATTTGTGTTGCCATTTACGACAGTGTTATCTAATTTATTAGTCGGATATTTAACAAGCCGACACTTGCATAAAAACCACCACACTACGAATCTATTCTATGACATCCCCAAATGTGTTTCAATTTATATATCATATATTACAAACCAAAAAAAGTTGTTAAAAAGGAAGTCTGCTAGAATTGCTTTCATCACCTATATAGAATTCAAAAACAAGAACCCCGGTAGAAGCACTTTGCCAAATATCAAAATCACACTCGTATTCAGATAGAACATCTTTTTTAAGTTTGTTAGCTACATCTAAAGCCGAAATAACGGCTTTAAGCGTTGTCGTTTTTGGCAAATGGCATTCTATAATAATTTCTTCGTGTTTTTTTGATGTCACTCTGACGTCTTTTAATCCGGCGTTTCTAAACATTTGTCTAAGTAGTGAGTGTAGGTTTTCTAGATCGTCTTTGTCATCTTCTTCGTAATCTGGGTAATCATCGTAATCGTTATCTGAATTAAACTTAGGATTGGAAGATTTACCTAATTTCTCAAAATCGCTCTCATCATACCAATCATCGTAGTAACCATAATCTTTTGTAGAATCGTCTTCATAATCATACCCACCTTTGTCATTTTGGTTATTAGCAGGTAGATCATCGTTTAAGTGACTGAGGTCATCTTTTCGAATAGCCTCTTTAATAAATGTATTAAATTGTTTAATTTTCATTATTTTAATTCTATTTTAAGGTATGTTTTGTCGAATGAACAAGCATCTGACAATTTATATTTTGTTAAAATATCCTGGATATTAGCAATACCCATATATACATAATCTAAATTTGGTTCTTCTAAGTCTATTCTAATAAAAACTTTATCCAACTCACCAATCACTTTCACTTCAAGCACCGATTTACTATTTTTTATTTCACTGATTAAGTCTTTATATTTAGCTAAAATTTCTTGATTAAAACCTACTTTTCTAACGGTAGGTAATGAGTCCCAATCTACTTTGGTTGAAGCTATGGCTAACTTTTCTAAGAATGTTATATTTATCATCTCAGAATTTCTGTGTTCGTTATAATATCCAACTGATATGTTGGTGCATTCGGCAATATCGTCCATAAAAGACGCCGAATCAGTGTAGACTCCGGTAGTATCGAGTGACAAACTAACTCCACCTTTTGAGAATTCTTTAGCCAGAGCTTGTCCAAACTCGTTAGAACAGCACTGTCTACCTAATTGATGTGTGATAACCGAAGTAGTCCTCCTTCTATCAAAAGAAACGCATCTTTTAATATTCTGTAGGTAATCAACGCTGGTAAAAATACCAGAAAGAGCATTTGAGCCAATTCCTCCTCTTTCTTCGCCTATAAAAAAGTAATATAAACCTGGGACATTATTTGCAATCATATATAACATAACCGTTGTGCCAGCTTTGTCGTCTGCTCCAAGTATTGACTTACCATCTGTATGTATGATTTCATCACCAGATCCAGTTTTTATAAGCCTAAAAGAATATCCTTCTTCACTAACTCTACCTCTGACAGATAGTAAGTTTATATCAACTTGCTCTCTATCTGCTGTATCTAAGTGACAGGTAAACATAGTTTGTGGATTACTCGGACCAACTATCTTGTAGTAATTTCCAATTTCATCTCTTTTAAGATCACTTGGTAAAAACTGCAACACCTCTTTTTCATGTCTACAATCTGGAAAGTGTGGGTATGTTTTTGTAGTAAGTGATATAAATGTTCTACGAACATCTTTTGGTGTAAAAGAGAAATTTGGAACTTCAATTTTTTCAGACTTTATTTGTTCACCAGAGTCTCCTTCATATGCGATTTCATTGTACAGTGTGATAAAATCTCTTATATCCGCTTCGGTAAATAGGCTTGGCCAGTAGTATCTTAAAAATTTTCCAATTTTCATATCATATTTTTTGTCTTCTACAGTCACTAAAAAGCAAAAAGGTTTAGTCGACACATCAACGTAAGAAATTCCAAGTCCATTAAAATATTTAGAAGTAGGTTCACCCAGCCACATCATTTCAAAGGCTAAGTATTCATTATTTTCTTCCATTGTAATAAGAATTTCTTCTAATTTTTCAGAATATACAATTCTTGGTGGTGTCCCTTTGCCGAAGCCAAAGTTTTTGTCATTAGGGGTGATAGATTGTGTTGCTGATTCGAAAAATTGTCCGAACTTGAATAATTTCATAGAGTATATATTAAATTTAAATATAGATTATATTTCTGTTAATAGTGTCTATGAAAGCCCTGCCTGTTGCGGGTTTATTACTTTCAATAAAATCAACATCTTCATCGTTTAATGATTTGTTAGATAATTCTCTTATTTTTGTCAAAATTTCCTGGTTTGGTGTAGTTGAAACATTTTTAGAATAACACCACACTATTGGGGTGTTTGTTTGACTTTTTGCTTTACTATTTTTTTTAGCAATTTCTGCCGCTCTTTTTAACACAAACTCTGGTATTATGTCATCTTTAAGTGCCTTAACAAGAACGTGGCTACCAGGAAATCCAGCGGCATGCAACCAAATATCTTTTTCACTGGGGTAGACACCACCTATTGGATTAGCATTAGTGCCACAAAATTTTGACGTTAGAAAGTGATTTGATTCTTTGTTTCTACCCCAATAAACATCATAGATGTTATTTGGATTAAATTCGTCTACAATTTTTTGATGTTTAATATCAACGTTATTTTTTTGTAATTCTTTTAACTGAATTGATATTAAATTTTCTAAAACTTGGTTTTTTGAAAAGTTATGAAACTTCTTTATTTTTTTCATAGATTATATATTAAATTATTTAAAAACAAAAAAGACCCATTAATGGGTCTTTTTTGTAAGTTTTAAGTAGTAGAACTATTAGTTCAAGTACTGACCAGCGTCAGTAACTTGGATAGTCATAAACTGTTTTTGTGGGAACCAACCAACTTCTGTTACAGCATATCTTGATCTCAATAACATTCTTGGAGCAAATGTAGCTTCAGAGATGATAGAGATTGATTGTGCCATCAAGTAAGGAACGAAGATGATACCTGGTTGATCAGGATTGTTCTTTCTTCCTAAAACGATTCTGTTGTCGTTATATCTCATATAAGGGTCAACGTAGATAGAAATATCACCGATTGAACCTACTGGGTATAATTGACCAGAAGCATTCATTTTTGATTTAACAGGGTTAATAGTATATCCAGCGATATCAGAAAGAGCAGCAGCAAGACCTCCATTTGTGATAAGGTATTGAGCAGGACCTACACGACCTTCAGTAGCGATGAAGTTAGAAGCGTGAACAATCTTAGTGATTAATTTACGCTGAATAGCGTGAGTTGTTTCACCACCAGGACCTGTAGATGTAGCATAAGATGTATCTAAGTCGAAGATAGGATTACCACCAGCATTTAATGGAGCTGATGTTCTGTTCAAAGTTCCTAATTCGAAGACTTTAGCAACGATTTGTTTTGAAATTGTTTGAGACAATTCGTTAACAAGAATAGATTCCATTTTTTGAACGATGTCCATACCTGTGTTAGCTTTGATATCTTCGATTTCGGTTCTTCTAAGTGCTGAAGATACTTCGATAGTACCAACTGCTACAGTTTTAGAAGAAATTTTAGGACCGATAACTCCTGGGTAGCTATCATCATCAGCACCTCTATCCATTGGATACTGTCCGTTAAATCCTGAACCATACTGAGCCCAGTTAGCAGAGAATCCAGGGATGTGGTCTTCAAGAGCCGAAACTAAATCAACTGATGGGTTAATTGTATTTTGACCAGCAACTGATGTAATTTGAGAAAGCATAGAAGACGTTCCAGTAAAGGTGTTTCTATTTTGGTCGAAAGCGAAAACAGATCCAGCAGAACCAACTGCAGTGTGAGCAGTGTTGAACTGTCTGAAAGCTCTAAACATTGGGAATCCGTCGATTCTTGAGAATCCTAAAAACTCAACGATACCTTGTTTAGAAGCTGTTCCAGGTATAGTTTGAGAAGCAGTTGCATTTAATCCACTTTGACCAGCTCCGTTAATTGAATAATAGAATGGTCCATTTTGTAAACCTCCTGTTGATTGGTTGATAGAAGCACCACTACCAGTCAACATTGCAGATTTAATAGCACTGATGTTTGTAGCATTCAATTTGAATACTTGTGGTCTTTCATCTGCATCACCTAATCTTGCGTCATCGTAACGGAAGTCGATAAAAAGAAGGTCGATTTTTGGACCAGGTGTTGGTTTAACAGCAACAAGGTCAAGACCGATTGTTTGAGCTGCAATTTTCATCGCAACTGGAAGTAGGTTTTGACCTACATCACCTGAACCAGCAGCTCCGGTCCAGTTAGCACCTTGAATGGTACCTGTTGGGTTACCAACACCGATTACAGGGTTAAGGACAGCACCCATACCTGTAACGTTAGAAGCGTTTACATAAGCATTCTCGTTGATTGAGTGGAACTCAGCATATTCTGACATCCATTCTACTCTATCACCTTCAACTCCCATGTTTTCCAAAACTGGAGACCACTTCTTAATAGCTTTTTGTTTGTCTATTCTAATGTGTGACATAATTTTTTTTATTTTTTTTTATTATCTATAGAAGCCCAATTGAGACTTTTAGATTAAATGTTTTTGAATCTTTCTAAGATAGCCTTAGCTTCTTTGTCTGAAATTTTTTCTTCTTGGATTAACATTTCATGAGAAACTAATTGTTTCGTATAGGATTCGTTTTTTTTGAGATTTCTAGTAGACCAGAAATGCTCAACTTGTGATTCAGTCATTAGGACTTCAGCAGGGTACAATCTAGCTTGTGAAAGAATAGATTTTTTGCTTGAGTCTGTTAACTGTTCCCAGATTGGCTTAATGTTTTCAGGCATCAATCTGATAACTCTTGATTCAAGAGATTCATTTTTAGCTGACAGTGCTTCTGCGATTAGAGTTAGAACTTCTTTCTGAGAGAAATAACTTCTTTCGTTTATGTGAAGTTTAACAGATTCTTGTTCTTCGTCAGATAGTGCGTAGAAACTGTCTACTTGTGACTTGTTTAAGAACTTCAAGAAGTTCAAATCAGTCGATTCAGAAACTTTTCGTTTTTTAGCTTCTTCAATAAGTTTATTTATAGATTCTGATAATTCAGAATCGTCTTTTCCAGATACCATGTAATCCTTTTCATTGTCTTCATCTTTTTCGTCTTTGTTTTTCCAAGCCTCTTTGTTTTTTGACGGGATTCCATTATACTCATGGCCGTGATTTCGTCCTTTACCTTCTTCTTCTTCTACATTTTCAAAACCAGCAGCCGATAAAGAAGGAAACTCATGGCTCATTCCGCCATTTTCAAAAAGTCTCCCAGTTTTCGAATTCAATTTTTCAACAATCATACCTTGGTAGGAAATAGATTTATCTAGGTTCTCCGCGATGTATTCAGAATAAGCGATATTATCATCTAAGTGTTCTGCGATATATTCAGAGTAAGCGATGTTCCCTTCAACGTGTTCTGCTAAGTATTCAGAGTAAGCGATTGAATTATCAACGTGTTCTGCAATATACTCAGAGTAAGCAATGTTTTTGTCTAAGTGTTCTGCGATATACTCAGAGTAAGCAATGTTTTTGTCTAAGTTTTCTGCGATATACTCAGAGTAAGCAATGTTTTTGTCTAAGTTTTCTGCGATATACTCAGAGTAAGCAATGTTTTTGTCTAAGTGTTCTGCGATATACTCAGAGTAAGCAATGTTTTTGTCTAAGTTTTCTGCGATATACTCAGAGTAAGCAATGTTTTTGTCTAAGTTTTCTGCTAAATATTCTGAGTAAGAAATATTCTTATCTAAATTTTCAGCAATATACTCCGAATAAGAAATGTTTTTGTCTAAGTTTTCAGCAACATATTCTGAATAAGAAATGTTTCTGTCTAAGTTTTCTGCTAAGTACTCAGAATACTCGATATTCTTGTCTAGGTTTTCTGCGACATACTCTGTATAATTGATTGCTTTTTCAAGATTTTCCGCTAAATAGTCGTTGTGTCTAGCTAATTTTTGGGTTGTAGATTTAAGAGATTTATTTTCATTAACTACAACTTGAATTTTTTCAGCTAAATAATCTAAGTATTTAACTACTTGTGAATTAGTTGAATTTAATTCTTCGTAGTATTCTAATAACTGTTCCATTTTTCTTGGCGTCAAATTACCTTTTGATAAAGCAGTTTTAACTTCTTTTTTAGTTGAAGCCAACTCGTTGACTAGATATTGTGAATAATCAGTCAATTGTTTTTTGGTGACAAAATCGTTTGTGTTCATATTAAATAATTCATTTATTTTTGACTCGTCGGACATTTCATATATCCTAAAGTTGGTATTTTTGCTAAATCCTAAAGATTCATTCAGTGGTTTGACACTCATTCTAGCCGAAGCAAATCCTGGGTCAGCTACTATGTCGTAAGTAAAAAGTTTTTTTAATGAGACCGATCCATCTGATTCAGTCACCCCAGCCGCTCTGGAAGAAACAAAAACTGGACATCCGTCGTCAACTAACGCTCTGGCTTCTCTACCCCAGTAGGTGGTAAGTAATCTGATTTCACCCTCTACTTTATTTGAGTGTTTAACATAATTAACTTTTTCAATTATGTGAGATGCTCTAGCAAGTGATGTATCAAAAACATCCGGATGGTCAAATTCACCATAAACTGCACCAAGCGTGTTCATTCGCTCTTTCAACTCATCAAGCGCAGGTAAAAATTTATCAGCAGTATAGATTCTTTCGTTTCTATTTTTTATACCGAACTCTGTAAAAGTTCCACCCATAACGTATTCTTTTTTAGAAGAATTTTCCCTGATAAGAGATGATGTCGAATTTTCAACTATTAATACTGGTTTCATTTAAAATAATTATTTTTGTGGTTCGATATTATATATTCATACCTCTTTGGCTATATTTCACAAAGGTGGATTTTTTATAGTTCAATGGAGACCTTTGAGAATAAAAAGCCATGTAAATTATAACACAGAGGTTATTTTAATTTTAATAAATAAAAAAAAATTACTGGATTTTTTATGATTTTAACACGCGAAATTGGAGTGAGAATTACTGAGTCAAATTTTTCATATTACGAAGACTTAGGTTATGAGGTATTTATAGGCGAAAACCTTATCATACCAATCGAGTTATTGTCAAAGGGTTCTCATTATAAGATTTTATGTAAGTGTGATGGCTGTGCTATTGAAAAAGAAGTCATTTTCAAAAACTATATAAGTTATAATAATAATTGGGGGGAGTACTACTGCCGTAAATGTTCAGAATATAAAAGAAAAAACACGCTCAAGAAAAACTTAGGTGTCGAATATCCCATTCAAAATCTAAAGATAATGAAGAAAATGAAAAAAACTTTGGTGGAAAAATATGGGGTTGATAATATTTCAAAGATCTCAGAAAAAAAATATAAAAAGTCGATTAATCGCCAATGATCAATCAGGTGCCCTTTTATATAAATTGTGAAAATTTGAGAATTGAAAATTATAATAAATTTCTTTCTAAATTCGACGAATGGTCGAAATTTAAAAGGGAAATAAACCTAAATTTTTTACTTAATTCACAAACGAAGTTAGAATTTGAGGTAGAATTAGATAATAGTTCTTCTGTTTATTATGTTGGATTTTATGAGAACCCCCTTTTCACCAACACAGTTTTATTACAGAAATCAGCGGCTATCATATCTAGTTTGAAGTTTATACTGGCCAAAAACTCTATAGAATCATTAGTTGTGAATTTAAATATACTTAGCACTACTTGGGGAAAAACTCTAAAAGAAATGATAGAATCCGAGAATAAACCAGATCTTTTACAACAAATAGTAGATGGAGAGTTAGTCAACTTTTATTTTTTAGTAAATAAAAATATTTCATGAAATTTTACAAATTTGAAACCAATCACACCCAAACCCAGTTTGATAAAATCGTACTTAAAATGACTCTGGTTGAGGCAGAACAGGTAGAGAAATTATTCAAAAACATTGATTGTATTGAGTATACCAATAAATTAGGCAATGAGTGTTTGTTTGCTTCGCTAAATGATTCTGATTTTAGAATCATTTGTGAACTATATGATAGATACTCTATTAAGTTCGATTTTTTAGATTTAACGGAGTCCGTTCTGTTTGACCTTCCAATTGATACTAAATTCAAGAACTCAAATGGTTCCCCTGTGTCCCTAAAAATAAAAAGATTAATGAAAAACTACAGAAAAAATTGGTTAAACTCTGACGTAGTTTTAGATAAAATCCTGGCATTGGGAATCAAAAGTTTGAATGAATTAGATTATACTATACTAAAACGTCACTAAAATCGTCAGAACTCAAACTCTCCACCACCGCCTGCTTCATCAGCAGGGGCTTCTTCTGCAGCAGGAGCCTCCTCTGTTGGTGCTTCGGCACCGGCTTCGGCACCGGCTTCGGCACCGGCTTCGGCACCGGCTTCGGCGCCGGCTTCAGCTGAACCAGCACCAGAAGCATCTTTAGCCCAATATTTTTGGTTTTCGGCTTTTTCTTCAGGTGTCAACTTAAACACATTATCCATAATCCACTCAATATGGAAGTAAGGTTTTTCTCCATTCATAATACCAGTTAAAGTAGTTATAGCCTCTGCTCTTTTTGCAAGTGTGTTTATTTTCTTCCACTCTTCAAAGACTTGGTTAGTATAAAATATCACATCAACAGAATTTAGAAATATCTCATCATCCTTTAGCTCTGGAAATTCTATTAACATCTGTAGCTTCAGTGGTTTTACTATCAGTTCTTTAAATATTGTTCTAAGTCTCATAATGAAATTGTGAAATTTAATTTCATCTCTGGTCATTTCAGCAGCATCTGTGATTAAGTTTCCACCACCACCTTCAGCCTCAAGTCTTGTAAGAGGAATTTTAGAAGCTCTTTTAAGTGCCTGGTGAAACCATTTTAACATTGTTTCTTCATTTAAGTCATGTCCTTGTGGACCAACTAATTCCATTTGAGGCGTTCCAGCGTCCCCTTCAGGAAACCAAACTTGCTTGTTATAAGGTAAGTGTTTTGACCCGTTGATTGACAGAGTTCCAAGAGTATCATCCCATTCAACTTCTTCAGAATAGTCCTGTATCAGCTGGCCAATTTGTTCTTCGGCTCGTTGTCTCGAGAGTCCTTTTACTGGAATGACAAATTTTTGATAGATAGTGGCATTAATCACATTATACATAATTCTTGTTTGTTCAAGAATTTTAAGTTGGTTGTAGGGTTTGATTAACCCCTCAACATAAGAGGTTTCAGAATAATCGTTTTGTGTTGAGTAAGATATAAAAACTATTTGCGAATCTAAAAATATTCTTCTTAATTGGGGATCTTCTGGAAACTGAATCCAAAGATGACCAACATTGGGCTCATAAGCCGGTACTAATGTCTCAGGTCGTAATCTATTGAATCCTAAGATATTTTTCTTTTTATCGTCATAAATAAACTCAACAGCGATAAAACCGTCTATTAAAAAATCTCTCATCATTTGCCAAGCTGTGATACTATCAGCAAAACCATACTTATTATAAAGTTTTTCAAAATATTCTATATACTTATCTTGAATTTCTTGTGGATAATCAGTTGGTAGAGGCCTTGGTGAGCAAAAGTCTCGTGTGTCGTTATAAACGATGGACTCGTCTGAGATAGAACTGACAAAGTCTCTTATTTCATCTTTAATTGAATATTCTCTTAGTATTCTTCTTTTATCAGCGTAAGCTTTATCTAAGTAAGGAATGGATTTCCTGTTAAGAACCGAAGCAACAGCTCTCTGAGAAAAAAAATCATACATTGAATTTCCACGAGCTGAATAAGGATCTTCGTTGATTCCTATACCGACTTGATTTCTAATAATCATGTCATCATAGTTCATACCGTAGTTAGAAAGAGTTCTAAGGATTCTACTAAATAAACCCTTATTTTCTACAGGAGAGTTTAATCCTAAGTTATTATCAGCCATCTAGGTTAGTCAAAATTTAAGATTATATATAAAAAAGAGATGTTCCCAAAATTAATTTTTAGGTGTAATTGTTATAACAGCTTGATACTCACCCTCAGTAATTGTTCTAAAACCTTCGAAA